CTTGCTGCGCAGCCGCCTCGAGCGCGGCGAGGATGCCGGCGCTCATCTCCTCGAGGCTCGAGCGCAGGTAGGAGCGCTCGGGAATGATCGAGCCGGGGTGCTCGACCCTATGCGCGAAGCGCAGCGAGCCCCCTTCCAAGAAGGCGAGGGCCTGCGCTTTCGCCGGCAGGATTTCGTGGGCGGCGGTCTTGCCGCCATATTCCTGAATGGCGGCGTATTTGACGTCGCCGACCGAGCCGACCGTCGCTGAGATCCCATCGCCGTCCGACGCGACGCTCGCCTCGATCGAGGCGCGCAGCGCCCCGGAGCGAACGTTCAAAATCTGGCCGGAAAGTTTGTCGCTCCTGATCTTGTCGGCGAGCGCATCGGCGAGCGTCTGCGCTTTCGCCATGAGAGCGGCGCCCAAAGCGGCGGGCAGCGAGTCAAGCCGGGCCTCAAGCGATTCCAAGCCGTCGATCGACGCGCCGGGCATCAAACGGCCACGCGCCGATAGGGTTGCAGCAACGCAAGCGCGGGGGCTGAAACCGCCGACATGTCATAGGCGATCGTCTCCTGGCCGCCCAAGGATTTCGAGCGCAGTCCGATCCGATCAGCGGCGCGGAATCGCTCGGCGGCAAGTTCGAGCGCCGCTTGCGCAAGGTCTTGGGGAACGTAACCGTAGGAGATTGAAAGCGCCGCGCCGGCGTCCGCGGCGCTGAATGCGTAGGCCCCGCCGGCGAGCGCATATTCGCCCGCCGTCGGCGAGGAGGGAACGGCCGTCAGTGCGGCCCCTGTCGCGGCGTAGGCGACGCCGAGATCGGTCGCCCACGGGCCGTAGGGCGCGAGCGCGGCGATCGTCCACGGCGCCGCGGCGGGCGCGGTCTGCGCTTCGCCTTGCACGGCGTAGCCGGCGACGTAATCGACAACAAGGCTCTGCCGCCGCGTCGCCGCGCGCCGGCCGAAGATGTCGAGCGACTGCGGACGCCCCGGCGGCGCGACGTCGTCCGGCCGCAAGAGGTAGCCGTGCGCCGGCGGCGCGCTCGTCGCCCCCGCTTGCGGGATCGCCTGGCCGTCCAGCGTCACGGATGTCACGCGCACCACTGGCCAATGCCGCAGGAACACGCGCTGGCCCTCGGCGTCGAGAACCTCGCTATAGCTTTGCGGCAGCACGGCGGGGCGGCTCAACGCGGCGTAGATCGCGCGGCTCGCCGCGGTGATCAACGCGGCGAGGGTCGCGTCGTTCGGCGAAGCGCCTTGGGGCAGGCCGAGCCAGGCCTTGAGCGCGGCGAGGCTGGTGAGGTCATAGGGAGACATGGGGGCTCGGCGGTCGGAGCAAAAAGCGCGGGATCGGGCGGGAGCGGAAACATCCCGCTCCCTTTCTTCAGCCGTTGCCGATGTTGTTGAGGATGCCGACGCCGAACGGCGCGTAGACCGCGAGCGTCTCCTCGGCATAGACGCCGAACTCTCGCCGGCGCGTCCGCAGCGGCCAGTCGATGCGATAATAGTCGCGGCGCGTCAGAACCTCGGCGACGGCCGGCGTCTGGTTCGACTGGTACCAGACCGGCAATCGCTCGCAGAGCGCGAGGATGGTGCCGGGCGGAAGGTCGGGGTGGACCTTGACGGGAATGTCGAAGCCGCCGTCGACGCTGAACGGATTGTAATACCAGCGCACCACGCCGGAGGCCGAAACGCCGTAGGGTCCGCCGTTGTCGGTGTCGGCGGCGATGTTATAGCGGATCAGCGGGCCGGAGGCGCTGGTCAGGCACTTCGAAGTGATGTTCTTTTGCTCCTGCGCGTTGACGTAAAGCACGGTCGGCGACAGCCGATAGGCGTTCCACATCTGGACCAGCATGTTGTCGATCTCGACGACCGAGCCGCGGCCGGAAGCGGTGAGGAAGGAGCCGATCCCCGCCGTTCCCGCCGCAAGCGATTGCACATAGGCGGAGTTCGCGGGATTGAAGCCGACCGTGAGTAGGCCGTCGAAGGCAAGGGTCGCGTTGCGCGATGTGTCGGCGGTGATGGCGCTCGCCGTCTGCTGGCCCGACGTCAGCGGCGCGGCGAAGGCGGCGCTGTTGATGGTGGTGATCGCCTGCAGCGTCTCCGAGCCGGCGGCGCCGACATACCAGGCGTAGGCGACCGCGCCCCCAATACCGGACGCGGCGGCGTAGAGCGTCTGGCCGAGCGTCACCGCCTGCGTCGTATTGCTCGACCGCATCGAAGAGCCGCCGTTGAGCGTATAGGTGTTGCCGTCGTTGCCGGTGATCGTCTTGCTGGCGGCGACCCCGCCGGCGAGCGAGGAATTGCGATAGCCCTCGAACGTGAGCGCGACGACGATCACCGAATAGGTCAGCGCCGGCAGCGTGGCGCCCGTTCCCGACGCGCTGAGCGTCGGCGCGCTTGGCGTCCCCAGCGCGAGCGAAGCGTTGCCGCCGAGCAGCGCGGTCTCTTCCTTGCGCATCGTCTTCTGCAACAGACGCAGCGTCGCGGTGGCGTCGATGTCCTCATAGCCTTGCGCGGCGGCCTCGGCTTCGAACGTGACCGTGTCTTCCTCGCCAAGCGTCAGATACGGCGCGACCTGCGACTGCGCCGCATAGGACATGCTTGCGGTGCGCTGTCCCTCGGGCACCCAGCCCATCGCGTCGAAGCCCGAGCCGGCGACCGAGGTGATGGCGCGCCAGCGCGCGGCGTCGCCAGGGTTGAGGCGGGCGACGCGCGGCAGCGAATTTCGCAGCGGCGTGATGGTGGGATAGAGGTTCTTGGCCGGCGCCATCAAATCGTAGGCGGAAAGGCCGGTGGCGAGCGTCACGTTTTTGGTGAGCGACTCTTTCATCAGGCCGAGGGTTTCTTGCGTCGTCTGGGCAATGTCCATGGGGAAGTCCTGCGAGGTTTGAGGCGGCTAGGGAGTTGGACGCCCGCCGGCGCCCGCGGCGCGGGAGCGCGAGCGGGGTGGGGCGGCCGGTTTTTTTAAGGGAATGCGATGCGCTTCAATGTATTGGCGCGGCGAACGAACTCGTCTGTGGCGGCGCATCCGAACTGATCTCGCCGCCTCGTGTCGATGACGCGTCAGCAACTTACGCGTCCGATGAGCGAGGCGAGCGATTCTCGCTCGCGTCGTCTTCCCATTCCCCGCTTGTCCATTGTCCGCTCGGTCTTCCGTTCCCCGCCGGCACGCGCGGCTGGTCCGGGTCGTAGGCGCGTTCGAGGCTGGCTTCGGACGGTTGCGCGCCCAGCGCGGCGAGGATCGCGCTCGGCGGCGCGCCGGCTTTCATCAGGCCGTCCGCCATGAACAGGCGCCGGGCGTCTTCGCTGGGTTCGTCGAGCCGCCCGAGGCCGGCGAGGGCGAGATGGGTCAGCGCGAGCGGCGCGTTCCCGTCGCGCGCCTTCGCGATCGCCCGACGCACATGCGCCGAGGCCGAGGGATCAAGCGCGCGTCCCCTCGCGACGGAGACGAGCGCGATCGCGCGTTCCTCCTGTGAAGCGCTCTCGCCCCGTCATCCGAGGCGTCCGCAAGCGTCGTTCCCGCGCCAAGCCTCAGCGCGCCGTTCACGAACTCGGGCAGCGCGCAGACGCGCGCTTTCGCCCCGCGCGCGGACCAATCCGCGCGCAGCGTTTCCGCCATCATGGCCGCGCTCCCTGTTCAGAAGCGCGGCGCGACCGGGTTGGCGAGGCTGAGCTTGGTGAGGGCGAGCGCGCGCTCCTGTGGCGCGAGGCCGGCGATGCGCTTGATCGCTTCGTCGACGCCGCCGCCGATCTCGCCGGAAAAATCCGCATTCCGCGGCACGGCCCGCAAAGCGGCCCTGGCGGGCAGGGGCTGGGCTTCGAGCGCGGCGAGACGTTTGGCGAGATCGGCGACGGCGGGCGAGAGATCGGCGAGCGATTTGCGCAGCGCCGTGTTCTCCTCGACGGCGCGCTCGAGTTTGCGCGCCGCTTGAGAGAGCGCTTGGGCGGCCTTGGCGAGGGCGGCGGACGGGTTCGGCTCGCGCGGCGCGTCGCTGACCGCGGTTTGCGCCGAAGCGACCTCCTCGACGCGCTCCGGCGCGGCGGCGGCCTCTGCTGTCTGCGGGATGGGTTCCGGCGCGCCGGCGAAGGCGCGCTTCTCGATGATGCCGTCCTTGACCACCTCGAAGGTCGCGCCGGGCAGGCAGGGCAGGTCGACGAGCGAAATCTCGGTGGGCTCGGCGGTGTAGCGCGTCAAGCCGGTGTCGGGGTCGGGCCAACGCTTGACGTAGCGCCCGCCCTGGCTGAAGCCGGTGTAGACGCCTTCCGTCACCTTTCGCCATTCGTCGTCGTCGACGATTTGCGCGGCGACGAGAATGCGCTTGCCCTCGTCGTCGAAGGCGATGTCGGTGAGCTTGCCGGCGGCGACGCGCCCGTGCATCGCGCGCACCGCGCCGAGCGACTTGCCGCCGCTCGCGGC